ATGGGAGCGGGAGCTGGTTGGAACCTGACCGCTGGTGGAGCAGCGAAGGAAGGGGCTGGAGGAGGAGGCGGCGGCGGACTGTTGAGTATGAGTTGCGCGGGATCACCGAGCACCGGCTCTGGTTGGAGGAAAATGGGATACCTCTCCAACATGTTGGGACCGACTGAGGTTCCCATCTCGGACAGATCACCACCTTCCGGCAATAGGAAGTACGATTCCATGTTATCCAAGGATCAGCTTGGAGACCTTAGAGAGCATCCACTTGCGGACAATCTTCTGGATGACCGGCTTGTTCGACATCCAGTCGGACACGGGCTTTGAGTACCTGTTGTAGAGGTTTCGGAACCAGTCCGGAGCGACGAGTTCCTTCCAGAAGTAGAACGCCTCCCATTGATCCGGGATGCAAAGACGGGCGACATGGCAACCGATGAACCCACCGAAACCCTGTCCAAGGTTTCCAATGCCTTCGGTGACCCCCCTAAAGATGGTGAGGGGGCTATTGGCCTGCGAGGCTTGGAAGGCGTTCTGAGCGTTCTGCAATGCGAAGCTGGATCCAAGCTGCATGAGCTGACCCGGACCCGCCTGCTGCATCCCCTGCATAAGCTGCGGAGGAGCAAACGGAGAAGCACCCTGCTGGAGACCGCCAAGCTGGCCCGCCTGATACACGACGGGCTGGAGTCCAAGAGCGGACTGGATGTTGGCGATGTTCTGCTGCTGGGTACCTTGACGCTGCTGCTGTGCCGCCATTTGACCGGCGAAGCTCTGCTGCTGGGCGGTGTTTCGCTGGCCGGTGGCTGCGAGGATGTTCTGGAATGCTTCCTGCGCCTGACGATTGGCGGTATCGCTGGTGGTCTGACCGGATTGGAGCAGGCCAAGGGCTTGCGACCTCCGCTGGACATCGGCGTTGGCGATTGCCTCACCGACGGCGCGAGCCTCGCGGAAGGCTTGGGCATTGCTCAAGAGATTGCCGGTGGCAGCACCGCGAGCGCGAGCGGCCTGTTCGACGGCCCGGAGGACTGACCGATCAAGAGTACCGGTCTGGGCGAGGCCGCGCTGGACTTGGCGTTCCAGTTCACCGCGTATGGACTTGGCGGCACCAGTATCGCTCGGGCCGGTGGGCACTTCCACCTGCTCGTAGGTGGGAGCCTGTAGCTGGGTCTCGGGTAGATCGGTTTTGCCGGCTTTGATGTCCTGTAGAAACTGGTCGTACAGAGCATACCGGAAAGGATCTACGGCCGAAAGCTCGCGACGCCTCTGCTCTGCAAACTGGGTTCCGGTCTCTTTAGCTGCAGTAAGCTGTTGTCTGGCCTGCTCAGGAGCAAGAGCCAGAAGCTCTCTCGAAAGTTGCTTGGTAAGATCGATGTCAGAAATGCCAGTAAAATCGGCTGTCCGTTCTTTACCAGTAGGTTGTCCCGTTACAGGATCAAAAACCGGATAGGTTACTTTACCACCCGTTCTCGACGCCGCTTCAATTTGGCGCAGAATGGGAAATGTCTGCGCCTGCGCGAAGACAGCTTCACGGTTGGCTGCGGCAAAATCAGGCGCTCTGTATGTTCCTCCCATAACAAATCCTATCGTTCATCAGAAGTTTGAAGTACCTCTCGAAATCGTACAAACGTGAAATGCCTTTCCGGACACCGCCCAGCTTGGTCACGTTTTCTGAACACATGTCCATCATGGCGAGCCAAAGGGTCTGAACCGCTCTCGGCTCCGTTCCGACAACCATCTCGATCCAAGCGATATGGCCGTCCGGAAAGTTGTTGTTGATGTCTTCTGCCTCCTCGACCGAGTTCAAGAACCTGACGGCACCGACCCCGACGCATTCTCCATTCTCGTTCTGGACGATCCCGAACTGGCGAACCTTGTTAAAGATTCCGATCCAGTTGAGCAACTCCTCATTGTTCCATGTGGAACAAGTAGTCCACTTCTGCTTCAGCAGCTTGGCGGCTGCGATGATGGTCGGGTGAGGGTTCATTGCTGCGGGCGAATGGAATCGACGAATCCGGACAGGATCGTGGATTGCAGGGACAATCGTCCGCTTGCGGTCACAACCTTGAATTGCAGGGTGTTCCAGCGCCCTTGGCTGATGAGGTTGTAGGCTTTGAGGAACTTCTGGGAGTTGGTGATCGAAAGAGCCGAATCTAGAGCGGAGAATGTCCCGCTCATGTTCTTGGCCAGCGAGATCGCGGCGGTCGTGTTCGAGGTCGTGTACGGGTTGTCGAAAGCAAACTGGATGCTGTAGCCGATCTTTTCCGGAATCGGCTCGTTGAAATTGTATGCCTTTGTGATGACCGTGGACGAGTAGCCGGATCCGCCATCGAGATAAACCGATGATGCGAATGGATCGGTACGGGTTCCTGGGAAGTAGTCGTTGAAGGACCAGACTTGGCCCGCGCCCGCAGCGACCGAGACAATGTCTCCAGCGAACATGAGGATCGGTCCAAGATTCGAGAACGAGGTGGGGATGAAATCGTTTACAATCCAGTTGTCCCAATAGCCAAGCCAAGAGCTGGCCAGCGTATGGTAGACAAGGATCGCGTTGTTCTGGTTGAGGGCACCTTCGAGTGCGATCTCGACGGAGTTTTCGGTAAGCAACGCAGACTCGGTTTCTGTTCCGAGAATGAATGGATCATCGCTCAGGAACGGAACCGCCAGCAGATATCTGTTGTTCCAGAATACGCCATCGCAAAGGTCCAGTTTGGTCTTGTTGATATTGCTGATGAGATCGTTGATGGGGCTGGAGAGTGCGAGCCCGATGCTGGTCTGAGTACCTGCTTGGATCTGTTGGAGGGAGCGGACACCGTCGCGGGCGAGGAAGAAGACATCAGGTCCGACAGCGGCGATGGACCGATGCGAGGAGCATCCGATGTTGCCGCTGATAAGAATCACGGACCAGTCTGCTGGATCTTGGGTTGGGTCGGCATCGACGGCCCAGATGGAGCGTTCCTTGAAGACGACGAGGCGATATCCGAACCAAGAATAGAGCCCCTTGATGGGATCTCCATCGCCCCCAATCCTGACCGAGCCAAGAGGATCCCACGATTCTCCGTCGAGGATGTCCGAGAAGTAGAGGGTGTCAGGCGGATTTGCTGTATCGCCCGAAGTACACCATAGCCTGTTGGTGTGGCTGACGAGATAGAGCGGCTTGGACGGGGGTGTGAGCGAGACGTATGCGACTGCGTGGGAACCGCCAGCAGGGCTGATTGTCACCGCAGGGGCGGTTGTATAACCGCTGCCCGGGTTGATGATGTTGATGGCAACAAGTTGTCCTTCGGCTACAATGGCTTCTGCTGTTGCGGTCGTTCCGCTTGGGGGAGCGGGAAGGGTGATGGTTGGGACGGTCGAAAGGTTGTTGCCTTGATTGATGACATCAATGCGACTGATTTTTCCGGCCGCGACCGCTGCATAGGCGTTGGCACTCGACACATAGGCGAGTACCCCGACTCCATCCGAGTAGAACAGCTTGTCGTTGAGCTGCGCGAAATAGACGTAGGTGGACGAGGATGAGATCGATGCCCCTGAGATCAGAGCGTAGGAAGCAGTTGGAGACCCGTAGTAGAGGCTTTTGGTTACGGTATCGTTAACCGCGATGACAAGCCGTTCGGATGCTGCCGTATCGAAATAGAAACCGGAGAATACCGTAGCGTTGGTCGGAAGATTGGATCCGTAGAAAGAGGAGACCGTTTCCCAATTTTGTACGATGTTTTCCCAATTATCAATGGCTGGATTGCCTGAGAGGGATGAACTACCGACTCTGGTGACGATGTTTCCAAAATCGTCATAGTCCATATTGATGGCCGACTCCATGCTGGTTGCAGGGATGGCATCTGGACGGGTGGCAGAAATGACGCCGGTAGAGAACCCGGTGCTTCCATCCAGAAGCATCTGGTCATCGAGTGCGTCTGAGGACTGGAAGGGCATCAGAGAATGTCTTGGAAGGTGTAGTCGTAGAGACTGTCAGGGATGATGCGACTGATCTGCTGCTGTTGACCGCGCTCCATGTCCTTCATAATGGAGACCTGAGCGGCACCTTCTTGGAACTTGGCTTGGGCTTTGCCGTATTGCCGGGAGTATTCGAGGAGATCGCCTTCGGTGTAGGCCATGAGGGCGTTCTCGACACCACGCAGTTCAAAGTCGCTGTTGTTGGAGATGGCGGTTGCCTCACCGAACTGGCGCATCTGGGACTGCTTCTTGCCGAGAATGAAGAGTGTGCCGTCGGTGTTGGGTGTGGGTACGAGCTTGATGCGCGGGACACCGGCTTCGCCGTAGGAGGCTCCGATGATGCGTACCCAATTGACGAAGTTGTTGGGCGTGGACTTGCGGGAGTCCACGTTGTTCCAGGTGTTGGGATCTAGTTGGAAGAACGAGACCCATTCTGCGGCTGCAATCTCGATGCCGTCGGTTTCTCCGGTAATGGTGAATCGGATGGCGACTGGGAAGTCGAGGAACATGTTGTAGCCCGACCCAGAGTTGTAGGTGGCGCTGACGGTCTGGTCGAGGGTGACGAGTTCCGTACCGTTGGTGACGGAAGTGGAAATGACCCCGAGAGTATCGTTCCAGAGGCAGGAGTCCCAGATCATCGAGTAGCGACGGATGCAGAACTTGTTGGCCAACGCAATGGTGGCCGCATCCGTGAACGAGAGCTTGTCACAGGCGGCCTGCGCTACATCGGAAGGTTTCATGCCAAGAACTCTTGAATGGTCATCGTGGAAGATGTCCTAGCTCCCTCGTAATTACTTATACCGAAAAAAACATCGTTTATGCATCTATTCAAATGAATAGTTGTAAAAAGTGAGCTTTCTCCAGCAGAAAACACATTGATTTTGTAGGTGTTTAATCCAGCGACAGGGCTTGTATCGTAGAATTGAATGATTACGTTACTTACAGTATAATCGCTTGAAACTGCGGGGTGAGGAGTTGCAATTCCGTAAAGACTTGTTGTTGCTGAATTGGATCCAATTTCCGTTCCATTTCTTGTAAGTCTAAAAACACCTCTGGTTGGTGAAATTGCAGCAAAGTTCAAAACAATAGTCACCAACAGTTTTGAACTTGACGATCTTGGAGTGATGGAAGTTGTAAGAACTGATATTTCGGTTCCAGGCCCTGTATTGACAGCCGTGTACGATTGAATGCTTTGGTAGATGGTCTGAACGCATTGAGGCGTAATCTGAGCCATCGTTGCGGTTCTGACCTTGTTGGATGCGCTGTTGTCCCTGATGAGCAGGGTATCGTTTGCGAAATCGATTGTGGCTGAGCTGACATTCGGAAGCGTGACGTTGTCGGAGTTGATCGTCAGGGTGTCGGTTCCAGCATCACCAAGAGTGGTGTTTGCGTTGGCGGTCAAATCCCCTGTGGATGTGAGCGTTCCTGCGACCACCGTGTTGCCGGATGCCGATGCGACGGTGAACTTGTTGGTGGCGACTGCGAAATCCCCTGCTGCACCCAAAGTGCCGGCCACCGCCGTATTGCCGGTAGCTGCTGCCACCGTGAGCTTGTTCGTGGCGACTGCGAAGTCTCCGGTGACCCCGAGAGTGGTTCCGACCGTTGCCGCCCCGCTGGTGCTTAGGCTGGATAGGCTTGTAGCACCGGTGACCCCAAGGGTTCCCGCAACGTCGGTATTGCCGCTGGACGCATTGACCGTGAACTTGTTGGTGTTGACCGCGAAGTTGCCGGTGGAGGAGAGGGTGCCTGGGACCGACAAGTTGCCGGTCATGGTCAATCCCGCCAAGGTGGTTGCTCCGGTGACGTTGAGAGCGCCACCTACGGAGGCATTACCGCTGGTGGAAAGCGACGAGAGGGTGGTTGCTCCGGTGACGGCGAGGGTGGACGAGAGGGTTGCTGCTCCTTGTGATTCAAAAGTACCGTCACTCTTTACGCCGAGAGTCGATACTTGCAATTTCGAGCTGTTTCCAGCGCCGTCACAGATTGTTTTCAGCGTTGAGCTGAAGGGAGTGGTGTCTGCGGTCTTGAGGAGAGAGGTGTAAGTCGAAGAGACCGTGCTGCCTGTGAGTGGAGTTCCCATATCAGAAATGTGTTGTTTGTCTGCCTAACCATTATCTGAGTGGAAGGGCAGACAAAGGCGTGTTGCCCTTTTATATGATCATCTGCTGTGACGATAGGTGATTTTGGATGAGCTGGTTTTCTCGCGCTTGAAACGAGCTTTTTCCGTGGAACTCATTTCACCAACGGTTTTAGGAGTCTTGGAACTGACACGCTTGGACGGACGACATGCCGGATAGCCGTCTCGCGTCTCGCCTTTCTGGCGTCCGCACGGCTTGCCGGTTTTCAGATCAATCCACTTCTCGGCGAACCAGCGTCCTAGACCGCCTTTTGGTTTACTTGGCATTGGAGGCTCGGTATTTGCCGCCGCGCCGCTTGTACTCCTGCACCAACCAACCGTTGGCA